CCATTACTTTGTGTAACAGCCTCACCATTGACAAATGAACCGCTTAATGAATTATAGAACACAAAACTTACAGGTGTTGTATATGTTTGTGTAATATGATCACCTTGTGAAAATGCACCTGTTCTATTCGCTACAGTAATTAGTTGTGTATGATACTGATATGTGGAGATATAATCGTTACGAATTTGAACAAATGGTGCTACTGTATAACTAGATCCAGGGTTTAATGATCCAAGTTGCAATATTGTACCTGTCACTAATGTGTTTGTAGTCAAAGCGGCAATCATTAAATTTGAATAAGTAGCAGATGTGTTTGCAGGAAATCCATATGTTGGATTATTAAATTTGTATCCAGCACTTGCGACATTTGCAAAAGCATTTGCAGATAGAGTTAATGATGTAGAGTTACTGATTGCATTTACTGTACCGAGAAATAATCCACCAGAAGTATATAGACCATACCCTTGTGTGTATATAGTAAAACTTGTACCGCTACCAGTTACAATTGCCGATGCAGTATTTGCAATGATTGTACCAGAAGGTGCTGTTAGATTTGTATTTGAGTTACTACCACAGATTACCATATTTAACTCTGGAACACCACCAGAGTTAATATCTCTAAGTCTATCAGTGAATAGAACATTTGATTCAGTATCTGTCAACCCTTGTATTGCAAATGATGCACCAGAACCAGACCCTATTGACCTTACAGTTGAAGTGACATAGCCATCTGAAAGTACAGCACCATTTGCATAGAATGTTCCTGATACATTGTGCAGACCAATAAAAACATTGCTTGATCCAGTTACAACACCTGTTGCAGTTACATTGCTTGCGGTAGGTGTGACAAATACAACAGAACCGGTATTGACATTTGCTGCTTGTGTAAAGTCACCATTTGTTACACTAATTACAACCGAATTTGTTGACAAAGCACTATTTGAAATAGTTGCAGAGACAATGACACCGTTTGCTACAAGTGTGTTTGATGAGTTGTAACCATTTGCTGTTTGACCAATCAACTGACTTGCTGATGTAATTGTTCCAACAACACCTGCACCAAAAGCAACATTAGCAAGTGCTTGGCTTACATTCGCAAAAGGAACATATGAAGAGTTTGCAGAAAGAACCAGTTGTGTATTTGAAATATAGATTGTGGATGTATTTGCATATCCCGTTCCACCATCTAGTAAGTTAAAACTTACGAGCCCGGTATTGCTTACAACTGCTGCAACTCTGGCTAAACCACCAATACCATTAGTACCTGAAAGCGTAAATAGATCACCAACCTTATTGTTAGCACCACCAGATACGATGTTTATTGTAGTAAGAGAACCTATAATCTTTGCTGTGTTTGGAACTTGACTTGATGTAATATATTCGTTGTACAGAAAACTACCAAGAACATCATTGATCATCAACACATCAATAAGTCGATTGTTTACCAATCTAGTATAGATAGAATCCACAAATGCAGTGGCACCAGAAGTAGAACCTACAATATATTGACCAATGAAGTTTTTAGTTGCAAGTGAATGCTCAACTTCAAGATAAACTGGAATCTTCCAAATCCCATCAGATGCTCTGAGAATGTCAGAACCAGGAGCATAGACCTCAATATCTTCATCAAATAGAAGTCTGAATAGTAACTTAAGACCTTGAATACTTCCTTTGGAGACATAAAAGTCTTTGATTTTCTTGATTAGAAAAGATTTATTTGCTGCTGTAATTGCAGGAAAGTTCTGAAGAAACTCATATGAAAAACTACTAATGAATTGATCTACAGTATTGTCAATGTCTTTGTAGTTTAAAAGATTGCGAGATGCATTGATAGTATAACCTTGTTGTTCCATCCATTCATAGTAGGCACGAACGAATGCAACAAAGTTTGGACCTTCATCTTGATAAAATGCAGGTAGTTGTTGTGATATAATATCAGAAACAAACTGATCAAGATCCATTATGCTCTAACCCCAGATACAGTTATTGTAATAGAAGCTGGATCAATCACAAGAATTGTGTTCTGATTACAACTAAAATCAAGTTGAGTTGGTGTTGCATACAGATTAATATCAGCACCAGAATAAGCACTTACATTTAGGTTGACTATGTTCACAATACCATTCACGTAATCCACAGTACCAATATTATAGATTGATGTGATTACATTATTGATGTATGCAGCAACTTGTAGATTACCACTGCCATCATCAATGAACGATGCAGTGGTATTTTTATATGTAAATGTAGTTGATGAAATTGATCCAGGTACAATAGGATTCTGATAGTTTACTGTAGTAGAATAGTTCACACCTAAAGTTGGAACCAGCTTATCAAAGAACTTTAAATAAGTTTCAGAAGAAGTAATTGATGGATCTGAAGCATCAATAGCAGCCGCAATCTTGCTGTATCGTATTGTTGTATTGAACAGATTGAGATTTGTTGCATTATAAGCAAGAATAGAGTTCAGAACTTTTGTTTGAATATCTGTAGGTGCAAGTGTTGACTTATTCAGATTATATAAAATGTTTGTAGTGACTGTAACGTATGTATATGATGGTTCAACAATTACTGGCGCCAATGACACAGGCATTTTTGTTTTGACAAATGCTTGAATGCTTGACTTTTCAACATCAGATAGACCTATTGCACCATTGACATCCACTGCAATATAGACTTTACCGTATTGTGGTGGACTTACTTCCTCACCACCATATACGTGCAAATCTCTCACATCAGGATAAGCAGAGAAGATAATGTTTCGATAGTCCTCAATTGTAACTGCTCTGTCTAGAGTCTGATAAGCTCTAGGTGCATTATAACGAATTGATGAAGTACTTTCGGGTTGAGCGCCACCATACGAACCAACAGGGGATCCGTTTACGTTTGTCATTGCAGACACAACAAAGTTTGAATATCCACCAAGATTACCAGCTGAAGTAAACTTGGTCAGGCCGTTTGGTGTGTCTAGATTACAGATTCTATACTTTGCTTGAATAGTAGAACCATTCACTGGGGCCAAACCTGTAACACCATCACCAAATATAAGCTCATAGCGGTCTCCAGTTGCCTGAAGAAAATATGCCTTGGTTGTTGTGGTAACACCCAGTAGACTTGAGTAGTATGTCCACTGTTCATATTGACCGCTTGTGTTTGACACATACACACTTAATGATGTGGTATCAATGTTTGGATTTGAAAGAATGTAACGTTGGTCTACAATTGCATTGTTTACTACAAAACTTTCTTGTAGATTAATGCCTTCATAAACAGCAACATTACTAATTGAGTATGTATTGTTTACTGGTACGATATATGTGTCTTGAATAGTCGAGAACGTAAATGTGTATAAACCGTTTGTACCAAGAAACTGAGCTCCGGTAGGAATGTAGACTGATGTTGGATTATTTGTAGGATATACTGTAAGATTAAGATAAGCAACTGAAGATCTAGCAGAACGTGGAAGGTAGTTGATATCTTTTGCATGACTAATTACGCTGTCTCTTAATACCGCAGTGTCCATAAACATTTCATTCATGACCATATTGGTATAGAAACTGTTAATATAAGTATTATACGCCATAAGATCAATGAGTGTTGACAGATTTGATCCTTCAAAGTTGTAATCTTGAAACTGAGGATAATTCTGTAGAAACGATACAAGATTAGATCTAAGTCCAGTATAATCTAAATTATTAACTGCAAGTGTATTGTTAGCCATTATCTCACCCTTACGAGAGAAGTAGTAATTGTAGTTGGAGTCGGATTATTTATTATAGAAAATGTAAGTGATATACTAATTGAGTTATGATCTTGATCACCATTTACAGTAATATCCAGAACTTCAACTCTAGGTTCATATAATGTAAGAGCGTTTCTAATTTCATTTTGAATCTCAATTTCAGTACCAGGTGTGAATGGCTCGAATAGGAATCTATATAAATTGGCACCAAAGTATGGGTTGTATGGCACTTCGTAATTGTTTGTCTTGATAATCTTCAGAACAGAGTTAATGATTGCCTGCTCGTTAGTGACACGAGCAAGATCATTTGTATTGGGATTCATATTAAAGTTTTTCAAAAAATCCGAATAGTAGACTTGTTGCTGAAGCGGCGTTTTCAGTGCCATACTGACTCCTAGGTTTTACTTGTATTTATATTAAAAAAAATGCCCCCAGCATTTCTACTGGGGGCACAGACTTTAATTGTTTATTAGTAAAGTTTAGAAGCGAATAGTGACAGTACCTGCAACACCATTCTTCTTGGTACCACCAAAGTCAACATGCTGGTACTGAGCACCAATCGAGACCGGACCAACCACATTCACATCAAGACCAGCAGTCAGACGGAGACCGTCAAGATTGTGTGCCTCAAGTGCACGAAGGTTTTCATAACCAACACCACCGTAAACCAGAGTATGTTCATTGAGTTCGTAACCAAGACGACCACCAACATTAACCTGAGTACGGTCAAATACATTATCCAGACCGGCTTCAACACCAATAGTCACAGGTCCGATGAACTTGTGATCATACCCAACTTCAACACCATAGGCAAAACCACGGTTTGCAGGAATATTGGTAATGTCCTGATAACCAACCGAACCAGTCACACGAGGACCGGTAAAATCATCTGCCATAGCAGGGGTAGAAAAAGCCACAAGAGCGGTAGCAGCAAACATAATGTTCTTCATTCAATAGTCTCCATTTATATTAAAAATGAAAGTCGTTTAAGGTACGACTAACAGAACCTATTACTCAGGAACTCGGTACCAATCCAGAATAAGATCAAGAGCATCAATGTGCTTTTGAATCTCCTTCTTGTCTTCCTCTGGGTCACCCCAGACAAATACATTAGGATTATCCGAACCTAAATCAACAAGAAAATTATCACGCGTCTCCTTAAGAGACTCATATGTAATCATATCTATCTGTTCATAACTCAACTTTACAAACTTGTCAACCATTATTCATATCCTCACTATAAAACTTATTTGCTATTCTAATACGAAGCTCAGTTGAGCTGTAGTTATGCTTTCTCTTACAGAAGTGAATGGGTATATCAAGACCATAGCCAGTATATGACTTACTGTCTCTGTAATCATCTCCAAGAAAACGAATATCAATCTGTGTGTTTGCTAGAATATTAAGTAAATCTTCCTCGGTGTCATAAGGAATAATATCTTCAACAACCCGCAAAGATCTCAGCTGAAGATACCGTTCAAACGTAGATTGAATCGGTTTATTCTTTTCAGGCCGATCAATACTAGGATCTGTATGAAGACCAACAATCAATCGGTCACACTTTGACTTAGCTTCGGTCAACATAAAAATATGACCAGGATGAAGCAAGTCAAAAGCGCCAGCAACAAAACCAAGTTTCATGTCACTACCTTTTTATAGGTATCGTACTCATTATCATGCTCCACGAGCAATTGATCATCACTACGAGAAATGATACTACCCTGCGAGGTGGAAATCTTCACACCGTCCTTTATACCCTGGTTATAGATTTCCATGAACTTAGTTGCTGTAGAAAATGAGGCAATAATATAACCAGAAGTAGCACCGACGGTAAAAAGTACTATATAAAGTAAAACTGAAAACATAACAAATATCCTTATTATTTGGGAGCGAACCGATCAAGTACTGTAAATGATAGTTTTTCTGGTCTAAAATATTTAGAAAAGATATTTACTACAATTTGAGGCTCATAAGGTTTGCAGCTGAATACATCCATATATGCTGAATTGCGGTCCGCAGGACAAAAATGTGCTGACACATTTGAATCTTGAAGTAGTTGATAGATACTATAACCAATCTTGTTAGGGTCATTAGTATTGCACCAAAAGATATGCAAGTCGCCTATCTTAACCATCTGAATTCGCTCGAGCAATTCATCAATAAAGTTCTGAAAAGTTTCCTTGCAATTTATAGCTGCAGGATCACAGTCGGCTGCATCAATAGCAGTCAACCAGCCCCAGGGTGCGTCCATTTTATTCTCCTACTTAGATACTGAAGTTAAGTTAGTTATTTATTCTTCATTATCTAAGCTGTAGAGAATATCAATATTCTTTGATCTCAATGCATTATTGATTCTTTTGTCTCGGCGCTGATTATTCTGGTTTCGATTCTTAGAGAAACCTTCATTTTCATAATCATAATCACGATATTTAGTATGTCGACTCTTAGACACTTAACAAACCTTAAAAACAAATTCAATAGTCACATTATACTCCTACTTTGTACAATTGTCAATCATTAGTTTGAGATTGGCTCGATGGACCATGCTCCGCTTCGATGTGCTGAGCGAGACTTTCCTCTGTAAACTTCCCACCTCTCTCTGATGACTTGCAACCAAAAGGGCAAGGAAGTTTTCTTTCCTTTGGGTTTTCTCTCGGTTCCGGAAGTAGCTTGGGGAATGTGTTATACACTAGTTCATATGTGATACCAGGATATGGGCACTTCTTGTCCTTAACAGCAATAAGAAGAGCGGCATCCTCTGGGTCCAGAACTTCAAGCATCTGAACAAACTGTGTCTCACGACGGACCTGTGAAAGGTTAGGTGGAGAAAGCCCTTCAATAAACAGATAAAGCCGACGAGCTTCTCTGTATAGACTACCTTGAGAGTCTGTGCTCTTCTCTAGCTTTTTGTATGGGGGTTCACCTTCAGGTAATAGAAACTTTACATCTGGGTGAAACATTGCATGAAGGATCTGAATAATTGCCTTTGTATTGTAACAAGAGGCTAGTGCATTCTGTCGTTCATTAATATCTTTAATTCTCGAGATTTCCTTAAGGATCTCTGCAACACCTAATCTTCTATTCACATTCAGTCTCTTTCATTATAGTTTAAATACCAATGAGATTGTATTTATATATTAGCTCAAAAGTCTTGAATTGATTCCATCAGACCCTTCAGCCGCTTTTCAATGAAAAAGTTAAATAGCTTTGATCGGTCACCAAACGATTGCGACTCGAATTGTTCAATGATCTGATCTTCAATTTGCTTAGGGATCTGATTGAAGTCAATCAAGGTTTTATTCCGAAGAAAGTTTCTCTTGACTTCTTCTTCGACAGCCATAGGATCATATGCAATCGCGGCAATTCTCTTTGAAGTCAATGGCTTCTGGCGAAGTCCCAACACAAATGTATTATCGGGTGACAAACAGTTTGGCACGCCATCACCAGAATCACCCCGAATAATATGTTCAAGGAGATATTGTTCTGGATACGAACAGACAATTTCCTTCTTCATCACAGGGCTGTACTGCTTTACAAAGGGATAGACCTGAAGCTGTTGATAATCCTTATCGCTGGATGCAATCAGAATTTGTTCTGCATGATAGTGCTTAGTCAGAACAGCAATGATGTCATCGGCCTCAGCATTAGGTACCTGAATAACCTTATAAGGGAAGTACTCACGGAACTCTTGCTTGAACTTATCAAGGCAACCAAAAATTTGTGCCCAATCTAGACCAGAGTCCTCACGTGACTTTTTACGGTTTGCCTTATAATAAGGAAAGATATCCTTGCGCCAATAGTTCTTGTCATCACAAGCAATGACAACATTACCATAGTCTTTATATTTAGTCTTTACTGTTCGCAGAGAACTCAATAGAATATGGCGAAGTAGATCTTCATCTACCTCAACAGCCTTTGTGTTTCCGATCTGTACATAGACCGACGAAATCATAAATTGTGATAGGTCAATCAATATCATGTTTATATCCTAATGAAAGTTAGTTCTATCATACTATAGAGGTATTGTCAACCATCATTTGCGGGACCCACAGGATCCTCATCCAATGTTTCACCAATCACGAAGTTGTAGTTACCATCAGGTTGTTCTTCAATCTTAACACCATAAGTGACAAAAAAGTCGTGTGCAAAATCTTGGAATGGATGGTAATGGTTTGCTGACTTCAATACCAGACCCTTGAATGCCTCAAAGAAGAAAATGACTTCCGGTCCCATTTCAAGTTCATTAGTATCTATTCCATACTCTTCACTGAGCATATCCAGAGCCTGATTGGCAATGATACTAGAGATCTGATGAAGATCTTCTAGTTCATCATCTTCAATTTCTTTATCAGTAAGTTGGCGCTTCTTAAGTCTGTCTGTAAAATCAATTACATTATTACTCACTTCATAACCCTTAGCAAGATAGTGTCTTCGTTAATTCGACCATTCGGTGTACTATGTGTCGTCTTTAGAGTATCAAGGAATCCACGAAGTGCTACCTTGCCAGACTTGAGTAGATCAGCAATAGACAGTTCTGGTTTCCTTAGAGACTTTGAACCGCTCAACTTTTCATCCCAACCAAGCAGTGTAGTTCCCTTCACCTGAAGTCCATTGGAACTAGACTCAGGTGTCACTACATATTGAGTCAACTTCTTGTATTTGGTATTATATGTCCACAATTGAGTTGCGCCAATAATCTCTGTAGGATTTACCGACACAATCTTAAGTTCAGGAAACTCCTTTTGGTACTTGAGATTCTTGATTAGATCAATTGCGGTCTTTACCTTCTTGGTCCGAGGCGCACGAACCTTGACAACCTTTTTATTTCCGACATACCTATTTAGGTCATCAAGAACACTCTGCATAAACTCACGTTCTGCCTTGAGTTTCTTGCCATATGCTTCCTTGACTTGCTCATCGTCCGACATAAGCTCATTACAAATCGGCTGGTAATAGTCAAGGAGCTTTTTTGCAGCTGCGGGGTTGACTTGCCTTGTCTGAAGAAACTCATACATGGATCCACGAGCATCAACTACAAACGATTCCGCTTCAGCCAAAAGGTTGTTTGTGTTCTTTTTAATACGGTCCTGAATTGAAACCACAGTCTTTTCTTCCTTGGTTTCATCA